CTGACAAAAAATTATATGAGTTATTAATTCTTACAAGGTGCAAATTTAGAAAAGAGGGCTAGTTAAAGCCCTTCTTTTTATGCTTGTAATATCGAAATACAAGCTCGAATGAGTGGAGCATTTGATTCTGGAATATTGCTAGCCTTGTTTCAATCTGGGCTTGCTCATCCAATATATCCTCATATCTCTGTAAGAAATCTGCTTTAATTTTTGAAATCTCGCAAAGTGTTCTTTGGATCGTTGCTAACTCTTCAAATAAATCCTGATCGGTAGTTATAACCCGATCAGATAAATTTGACATACTTTCTAAATCCTTTTGGGCTTGTACCATTTCAGGATCACTCGCTTTGTAGTCTTTCATAACTCCTCGCTCATATCAGGTAAGTCTTTAACAGTAAAATAACCATAATCCTTAGAAAGCTTTGAAACTGTGTCTTCTGGTTCGTAATCGTCATTCTGAAACTCTACAGCTTCAAATCCTCGATCCTCGACAAAATCCACTAATGAATCCTTATCTTTAGTACTTGCAATATGACCACAAGCTCCGTAAGGATCAGCAATTAGTAAAACATTTAAAGCCATAATTTTTTAATAATTAAATTTTTTAAAAGAAAAAGGAGAAATTTAATTCTCCTTTAGCTCCATAATTTTTTCGTTGATTTCCTCAACATTTACTTTTGGATCGTTCCATAAAACTCCGTCTCCCGTTGTATTTGCCCAATCCCAATTAGCATCAAGATTGTTGAATACACCGCTTTGAAGTTTTTTAATAAAATCATCAAAGTTTTTAACGCTTTGCATCATCATGATTGAATAATAAAAATATTCATTATCCAACCATAAAGCAACATTCCAAGTTTCGTAATTTGTCCAACCGTTGTAAGTTGTATCAGTCATTGAGAATCTCCGAATAAGTTTGTAATCTTTGATTTTGAATTTCCGAAAATGTAGAGAATAATAAACTCCCTACATAAATTGGAAATGACATTGAAAATAAAACTACGATAAGTTTTAATTTAGTCATTGTTTGTTAGCTCCTTAAATTCTGGATCGTAAATAATTTTTCTTTCTGGTTTTGGGAAAAGATCAAATGTCTTTCCCCAATCGCAACCAGCAAAAAAGATTTCATATTCTTCTTCAGACATTAGAAAAATATTCTCCTAACGATACGCTGAAAAAGATTTGGTTTTCTAATCTTCAAATATTGTCCTTTGGGTAACGTGTAAACATTTCCTTTTGGTTCATCAATTCTAAGACTTGAAAACAGAGGTAAGCTAGGCTCGCTAAGAACTTGTACTTTATGAATGTAATTGGGTCTTACTTTTGCAAGTAATTCACAATACTCAAGTGCGTCTTGCTGGTGCTTTCTAATGTTTGACTGACTAGCGTCAACCCAACCTTCAAAAGCACCTCTATAAGTCATTACTGCATAAGTCATGATTTTAAAATTAACTTTGGGATAAGTGAAAAATAGATAATTGATAATAGATATCAGTTATCTGTTAGCTGAAGTAGGGCTTGCAAGTGATGTTGAGGAGAGGAAGAAAGCTAGTCAAGTGATCTAAGCTCCTGTGGTCTCTCTGTGTTGCTCTGAGTGCTTCAGCTAAGAGATAAATGGATATCTTTGTTTCTTGTAAGGCATGAAATCAAAATCATAGTCGAACCTATTTGATTTCTTCTTCAGGTGATTAAGGATTTTTTTTTGTCTCCTTATCCTGAAGTCTGGGAAAAGTAACGCTTCCTGTGTTGCTTTTCTTTGGTCTGGATGTCGAATCCGAGACTCCCAACAAGATATGTAATTTGATAGGATTTCTCCTACCTCATGTATTAATTATAGCATGATGACATCAGAAGTGCAACAGAATAACAATATTATTACATTACAATAGCTTATCAATGGGGGGTGTAGTATCAGAAAAATTTATACAATATGCTATATCGGGTACCTTAAATATATATCCCAAATCTTTGTTACTAATATGTGTGTACTACTGCTGTTCTACTTTTATCGACAGTTGAGGTGCTTGAATATTGACTGTCTCTACAGACTCTCCAATAACTTTGCCTAAAGAATCGAGTATTTGTGCTGCTGTTTGTAATTGACCTTTTGAAACTGCTTTATTAAATAATCTCACTCTCATTGCTTGAAGTCTTGGAAGCATATTATCTCTATCTTTTTCCCAATCTTCGTTATTCCATTTCTTTACTCTGTTCCAATCGTTCCAGGCTGAAGTTTCTCCAATGCCTTCAATCTTTGCGTGTTCCAAAACTAGCTGTCTGGTTGTCTTACCATCCAACTGTCTAGAATATAAACGCTGACTTCTAGCCTGGATATGCTCTTGAGTATTAGGAGCAAACTTAGCTCTTCTCTTTTGCTTTACTTGTTGTTCTTTAAAATCTTCTGGAACGAAACCAGATAAAATAGATTCAGCCACGGACTCAATCAGATAAGGTATTAATTGAATGATAACCTAGAAATTGCGATTTAGGCTATAACTAGGGGTATTAGTTGAAAAATTTGTTATTTTATTAGTGTATGGCAGTAAAAAACGCACCAGAAATCAATTTACGTTATGCCCAGGGGCAAGTTTTTAATAGTGAGAAGCGATTTCGGATATTAGTAGCAGGGCGAAGGTTTGGAAAATCATATTTAAGTTGTATCGAACTACTTCGTGGTGCGATCAACAGACCAGGGGAAGTTTATTTCTATTGTGCTCCGACATATCGGATGGCAAAAGATATTGCGTGGAAGGAGTTAAAGAAATTAGTACCGAAAGTGTGGGTTGCGGCCAAAAATGAGACAGATTTGAGACTAGATTTGATAAATGGGTCAAGTATTGAGTTAAAAGGAACAGAAAATGCCATGGCATTGAGGGGAAGAAGTTTGGCAGGGGTAGTGCTTGATGAAGCTGCTTTTATGGATAAAGACGTATGGGCAGAAGTTATAAGACCAGCTTTAGCTGATAAACAAGGTTGGGCTTTATTTATTAGTACACCCGATGGGACTGCGAGTTGGTTTTATGATATGTGGTGTTATTGCGGAGAAACTGAAAGGGATGATTGGACTCGGTGGAGTTTTACTACGATCCAGGGGGGTAATGTTAAGGCTGAAGAGGTTGAAGCAGCTAGAGGTCAATTAGATGCGAGAACATTTAGACAGGAATTTGAAGCTAGTTTTGAGAATCTTACTGGTTTAGTAGCTGTTAGTTTCAGCGATGACAATATTGACAAGGAAGTGCAGGATTTACACATGATGCCTTTATTGATTGGATTGGACTTTAACGTAGATCCGATGGCAGGAGTTTGTGCAGTAAAGCATAATGATTGTCTTTATGTATTTGATGAGATCATGTTGACGGGAGGAGCAACAACCTGGGATTTTGCGGAAGAGGTTACAAGAAGATATGGAGTAGATCGAAGGGTAATTGCGTGTCCTGACCCTACTGGTAATGCAAGAAAGACAAGTGGGGTAGGTGTTACAGACCATACGATCTTAAGAAGGAATGGATTTACAGTAATGGCACCAAAATCTGCCTGGAAGATCAGAGATAAGATTACTGCTGTTAATACTGCCTTGTTAGATGCTGATGGAAACCAGCGAACATTTATCCATCCTCGATGTAAAGAATTGATAAAAGCATTAAGAACTCTTACATACGCTCCAAATACAGGGATGCCTAATAAACATCTGGGGGTTGACCATGCGTTTGATGCTTTTGGTTATCTTTGCCTACAGCAATTTAATTTAGCGAAGCCAGAGACACTCGGCCAAACTTCGTTTAGAATATACTAAGAACTACCTAATTCTTACTATGCCTTACCATACAGGGATGAAAAAGAAGAAGAAAAAGAAGGGAGGTAAAAAACGTGGCAAATGTTCCTGTCAATAAAGCACTATATTCAAGAGTAAAATCCGAAGCCAAGCGTAAGTTCAAGGTTTATCCGAGTGCTTATGCAAATGCGTGGCTTGTACGAGAGTACAAAAAACGTGGCGGTACTTATCGAGTGGAGAAAAAACGTGGCAAGAAGTAGTGGTGGATTAACCCGTTGGTTCAAAGAAAACTGGGTAGATGTCAAAACTGGTAAACCTTGTGGTCGCTCCAAAGGAGAAAAACGAGGCTATCCAGCTTGTAGACCAAAGAAACGTGTCTCAAGTAAGACACCTAAGACTGTAGGGGAGATGTCAGTAAGTGAAAAAGCAAGATTTAAACGTGAAAAAACCAGCAGTAAGAAGATAACATACCAACATAGACGTAAAACAACGAGGAAAAAGAAAAAATGAGTAAATCTGCTGCAATGGCAAGATGTCAAGGTTACATCGCAAGTGTCAAAAAAGGTAAGAAAAAGAAAACTAAGCCAAAAAAGAAGAAAAAATGAGTGTAAAATCTTTAGTAAAGCGGTAACATAGAGTTATCTAGGAAAAATCATGCCTAAAAA